AATGCGCTCTGGAACATCCGGAAAAGGCGGGTGTCTCACATCACACGACCTACAGCGAGAAAGGTTGTGGCGGCTCTCGCGGAGCTACGCAAGAGCGGCCTTGTGCGACACCGAGACTCGATCCATGCCGGAGCTTCGATGAGGGGAATTCCAGAGAAAATTCCAAAGGGCAGGGGAGACTTCTACAGACCGCATGGAGACGCTGACTCCGGGTACAAACGGAAGTCGAGGGAGCGTGAGGCGGCTGCTATAACCGAGTAAGTCGGCCACCTTTCCTCGGGTCGGCATTCGGGCTGAAGGGCCGGGAGAAATCTCGGCCCTTCGTTTTGGTATTTCGCCTCCGGGTATGCTTTTGGAAATCCCGCCTCGGGGCAGATTTCCATTGACAGAAATTACCAAGACACCTTCCAGTAATTCTCAACGAAAAGCGCCTGTCAAACGGCGCTCTTTTTCGTCTGTACGCGCATTGGCCCGTCCTGATGAGTGGGCAATCAGTATGGGATTGAAGGTGGATGGGAAGCCATTTACCCTGGATGGTGGGGAATACATCGAGCAAGTGATCCGTGATACCAGCCCTGAAATTGTCATCCCCAAGGCTGCACAGACACGCTTCACGGTGACCTTCCTGTCTCGGAGCTTGCACTGGATTACACAGCGGGGTTGGCACCACCTTTACCTCCTTCCGTTGAAGACCGGCGCAATTCCATTCGTGCAAGCTCGCATTGACCCAATCATCGACAGCAACAATTTCCTGAGTGACCAATTTCACTCAGTCGATAACCGGCTGCACAAGCAGACGCGAACGGCGATCAACCTCTACATCCGTGGAACGAACATCAAGAGTGAGCTTCAGGAAATTCCAGTGGATGTCGAAGTGTGGGATGAGCGCGACCGGATGATCGAGGAACTAGCTGACGGCACCGATCCACTGGAAGAGGCTCGGCACCGGATGGACGGTTCCAAGGTGCGCAAGCTCACCATGCTCTCTACGCCGACAGTCGAGGGTTACGGCGTCTATGCTGATGATGCTTGGGGAGACAGCGATCAGCACCGTTGGGAAATTCCATGTCCGGGCTGCGGCAGATTTCAGGTGCTCACCTTCGAAGACAACCTGAAGCTGGGTGACACCTTCTTGGACTGTGTAATGGAATGTGCTCATTGCGCACACGTCTTCGAAGACGAAGAGCGCATCGCTCTGAACCGCGAAGGCCGCTGGGTTCCACACAACCCGGACGGTCGATTGCGCGGCTACCACATTTCACAGTTCAACTCTCCGACTCAGCCGCTTCATGAAATTATGAAGGCTTGGTATGCGGGGCAAACTGAAATTCGAAAGCTCAAGTCGTTCTACAACCAGAACCTTGGGCTTCCGTACACGGCTCCCGGCGACAAGATCACTCCGCAAGTCATGGACAAGTGCCGACAGCCGGGTTACACGATGGGTGGAATTCCAAATTCGTCTCTGTTCGTCGGCATCGACATCGGCACGTTGATTCACGTTGTCTCGCTGCACCTTGACCGTTTCAATCGGAAGATGCTCTGGGACATGCGACTGTTTAGGGAATTCGATCAGCTAGACCGCTACCTCAGCGACATGATTTCCTTCAACGCGGTCATTGACGCGCATCCTGAAAAGCATGCGGCTCGTGACCTGGCTGTGAAATATCACGGCAAGCTCTGGCTTGGTTTCTCAGATGACCGCGACCAGAACGAGGAAATTGCAACTTACAACAAGCTGAAAGTCGCAGAAGGCGGGAAAGTTCGGATCGACAGGAACCTTGCGCTGGATCAGGTGTCCTACGATTTCATGCACGGTTTGTCAATTCTTCCGCCGGACGCTCGTGACCTGGGCGAACCGATGCCGAAGAAGCAATACAACGGGCTTTACCATCAGTTCAATCAGTTGGTAAGGATCGAGCAGACAAATACAAAAGGCGTTCCTGTTGTTCGCTGGGTCAAGAACCGGACACCGGATCACTGGCACCACGCATGGATGTTCGCTCGGGTTGCCTGCCTCCGTGCTCCGTCTCTGATTGTCCCGGCTGGAATTTCAAACGCGATGAAGAACTTCCATGGGTAAACAGTCAACCCCACACCAGCGAGCTTCAGAAGTGACGAAGGACACTGCCCGCATTCGGCGGAAGTACAAGCAGAACGTCAACAAGCCGAAGAAATTTTCTCGCGGGGAAGAGCCGTGGGCACTTTTCATGACGGTCGTGCTCAAGCTGGCGGGCTACACATCACGGCAGATCGCTTCCATCGTCGGAATTTCAAAAGGCCAGGTCAAGGCGCTTCTGGAATCTCCGGAAGGACAGCAGAAGCTCGGGGAGCTACGGCAATCGATTCCGTCAGCCGCTTTGGAATTGCTTCACGGCTACATGATCGAGGCGGTACAGGCGATTGTTGAAGTGCTGCGGCACTCCGAGGACGACAAGATGATCCTCACTGCCGCCGCTGAAATTCTTGACCGTGGTGGAATGCCGAAGTCATCGCGGCAAGAGAAGGAGAACAAGAACACCGAGAATCTTGTTGTGACTGACGATGGCCTGCTTGAGAAATTGAGGGAAGCTCCGCCAGAGGTTCAGGAGCAGGCAGCGTCGATGATCGAGAACTTGGAAAATTTGCTTGCGGAACATGCAAGCACAGCTACCCAGCCCGAAGAGGTAGAGGATGAAACCACTTAGGAGAATTTCAGAAATCGAAGTTGCTTGGGCAGCAGGTTTTTACGACGGTGAAGGAAATTGCTGCTACAACCAGGCGACGGGCGCAATTTGCTTGTCTGTTGCGCAATCGGATTTAGAACCACTCGAAAGATTTCAAAACGCTCTCGGAGTCGGCAAGATCAATGGGCCGTACATGAGCGCCAACAAAGGCAAAACACGAATGTGGCGATGCCAGATTCATAAGCAGTCAGAAGTGGCAATTGCAATTGAGAAGTTGCTTCCGCTTGTTTCAACGATTAAGCGTTGGCAAATTGAAGACGCTGTTGAAAAATTCAACAGTCGAGACATGGCAGAGCTAGCTCGCAAGCGGCGCGAAAGGAGCTTGGCTCATGCGTAGCCCTCTCAGAATTGCAAGTGAAATGATGATGTGGAGCTTGGATGCTTCACGTTCTATCATCATGGCACCATGGGCCACCATGAGTGCAATTCGTACTGGCATCCGTACATTCGGCATGCGCTTCTGGCCACAGGGCTTGGAGGCAGCAGATTCCCCAGTAGTCAATTACGCGACCACGCGGGCGCTCTACCGAAATGACGGCGAGACGGCGCTTGGTTCGGGGTTCTGTAAACCGATTGTCGATTTGCAGGTTGGTTTCATGGGCCTGCCGACAGCTTCCACAGATAGTGAAATTGTGGATGACTTCCTGAACGAGTGTCTGCACATCTACTGGGCCGATGCAATTCAGCAGATGTTGAGAGACGCTATGCGGGACAGCAAGACCATCGTGCGAGTCAACCGGCCTGACATTGACGATCCGCTGATGACCGTCAACGAAGCTGAACACTGCGACCTTGAAATCATCGCGCCTGAGCGAGTTGAAATCGAGCGCGACGTAGCGAACAAGCGAATCATCCGGCGGGCGATCATTTCACATCGTCTGCTTTTTGTAATTGACGAGGGCAACGTGTCGCAAGGTCAAGACCCACGAGTAGAGGAACACGATGTTCTGGAATTCATCGACGCACAATCGTTCCGCTTCTACGACAAGACAGATGAGAAGTGGCTCGACAACCTCCGACGGCCTAACCGTTGGAAATTCGTGCCGATTGTGGAAGTCTTCAACGACTGGGACTCTGCTCTCCAAGACGGCCAGAGTGAGTACGAGTCTGTAATTCCATTTCTCCGGGCATTTCACGACCTGATGGTTCAGGGTCTTCAAGCGCACAAGTACCACTCAACTCCGAAAGTGAAATTGAAGCTTCGGGAAGTGGCAACGTTCTTGCGCAACAACTGGCCGGATTCCCTCGATGAACAAGGGCGGGTAAAAAACGGAGCCGAAATC